GCTCGACATCGCGGGCGGTCGTGTCTTCGGCCTCGATCGCACGCACGGCGTCGATCCGGTTGGCAAGGGTTGCCGCTTCGTCCTGAAGGCGCTTGAGATTGTCCATGTTCGGTGAGACTCCTGCGGCGGTATTGCCGATGGAGTCCACTCTGCCCTTACGGGCGTGGCACCTTGCAGAAGCGGATTTGCGAAAGCGTTGTTTTTACAAACGCCACCGCACGCGCCCCGCACCTGGGGCAACGCAGATACCGCTGCCGTTCGTCGCCGCATGGACGGCTGGAGCGGCACCGGAGTTTCTCGCCGCACGTGCAGCGTGCTTCAGACACGGCGAAGCCTCAGAGCCCACGCCGCTGCGGCGTCACGGACCAGGGAACGCATGGCCTTCTTCACTTCGGGCTCGGCATCCGCATTGGCCTCGACGGCGGCGGCCTGCTCTGCCAGCCACGCCTCATAGGACCGCCGGGACACCACCGCAGTCGTAGCACTGCCGTAGGCCGGCACGTTTACCGGACCAACTTCGTACAGGCCCGAAGCCTCCACGATCTCGCGGATGGCCTTGCCTGATTCGTCGGTCGTGTAGCGTTCTCCGCGCTGGCTCACGGTGAACGCAAAGGAACTGCCGGTCAGCAGGCGAGCACGCACCAGGGCGAGAACGTCACGGCCCGCCGAGGTATCCGGTGGCTCCACGACATACGAAATGCCACGATCGTCGGCGATGATCTCGAGCGTGCCAGCCGACTCCCGGCCCAGCAGCATATCGCTGTTGTGGTTGTAGTAGCTCAGGATCTCGCCCTTGCCCCGCTGGCGGTTCAGCACCTTATCGAAGGCACCGGGCAGGATTCGCTCCCGAAAGCCACCGAGGTCAAGGGAAAGCCGGTTGTATGGCACCGCCAGCCCCCGGATCGCTTCGCGCCCGCTGGAGCGTGTTTCGATCTGCAGCTCGCACTCGGGTGCCTCGTCTACGGTCAGGCAGCGGCGTTCAATTTCCATTGGTGTTTCCTCCGGTCGGCTGGGTCTGTACTGGAATGACGCCTTCGTTCACGCCCGCGATGATGCTGTCCACGGTAGCTTCTGGCATTGTCGGGAACGCACCTTGAATCAGTGCCTTTGCTCCTTCGCCCGTCAGCAGGCCAGACGAAAGGTTGGCGATGATCTCAAGCAACGAGGAAACCTGTGCTCCGTTCAAGGCTTGCTGCTGCAAGTCCGTGGCCGCTGCCATGTCCACGCCTTCGCTGGTTGAGGCTGCATAGTCTTCCGCACCATCTTCGGCCGTGCCATCCATGGGCTCGCTAGCATCTGGCGAACTGTCACCGATAGCGTCGAGCGTGGTCATGTTGAGCTGCACGAAGTGCTTGTCACCTTCCGGCCCGATCGGGTTCAGGTTCTCAAGCTCGCGGATCTCGTTGATGGTCATCCACCCGTTCTGCAGGGCCGAGACGTAGTAGGCCGAGCGGCTTGCGTGGTCGCCACGCAGCAGGCCACTCACGCTGTGCTCAGCAAAGTAAGTCTCATCGTCCACGATCAGATCGCGGCTGATGGCGGCTTCCCACCGCTTCAAGTGCGGCAGCAGGCAGTGCTGCACGAACTCCGTTCCCTGCACTTCGATGTTGCTGTAGGTGCTGCGTGTCAGGTCTTGGATCATGTGGGGCGGCACGCGAAACGCACGGCAAATCTCAATGACTTGGTACTGCCGCGTCTCTAGGAACTGTGCCGCCTCGTTGCTGCCGCTGAGCTCGTGGGCCTTCACGCCGTTCGGCAGGACCGCCGTGCGGAAGGCACGATCGGCTCCCCTGTGCATCCGCTCCCACTGCTCACGCAGCCGCTCGGCAGCCTCCACGGGGATTGGGTTCTCTGACTCCAGCACGATGCCAGGCCGCGCACCGTTTCCGAAGTAGGTGGACCCGTGAGCCTCCAACGCCTGGGCCAGGCCGATGGCGTTCTGGAAAATCTTGTAGGTCGGGATCGGGCGGATTCCGTCTTCCGTGGTGAACCGCAGGCAGAAGATCTGCTCTTGGCTGTAGATCGTCTGCTTCCCGCTAGGCTCGCGGTACTTGTAACGCAGCGTGCCGTCCTCGAGCCGCTCGGCCTCCATGCGGCTGCTGTGAAGCGGCCAGAGCTCCGAGACGGCACCTCGAGCACCTGGGCGGATCTCGGCGTAGCTCGCACCGTAGTGCAGGTACATGCCCGTCATCCAATCGCGGAACTCTTGCGCCGTCTGCCACGGGTTGGGTTGCTGGTGCAGGAGCCGATACACCGGGTGGCTCGTAGCCTTCGTCTTGCCGCCGTTCGCCATCCGCTCGTACACGTGGAGCGGCAGGGCCGATACCGCATCCGATATGACGCGAATGCAGGCCGTGTAGGCCGAGCACGCCATCGAGTTGTCGGCGTTGACGCGGATGCCCGAAGGCGTGCGAGACGATGACACCTCGGGCCAGTCGATGCCTCTTAAATCGAACATCTTGAAGTCGGCGGCGGCGTGTTCGCTCATATGCTCAGAATGTCCCAAGATTGTTCAGGTGCCGGTGCCGTGGCCGTCTGCCACAAGCCGATCGCCATGACTAGCGACACGATGCCGTCGATGCGTTCTGTGCTGCGTGCCTTGCTGGGCTTGATGTTGCCTGCCGCCGAGTCAGTCTGAATCGCCACGTTAGACGCCTGCCAAGCGAGCACAGGATGCCCGCCGTGCCGTAGCTTGCCGGCCACCACCCAGTTCTCGAGCTGCTTGCTCGGGCCGCTGAGTGAGCCGTAGCCCTGCCGAAAGTTTGTCATGGCTAGGCCATCGCCTTGCAGTTGCTGGCCGAGTTGCGCACTGTTCCACGGGTCTAGGCCGATGCCACGGATTCGGTACTTTAAAGCCAGGGCGTTGATGTCACGCCGCACGTGCTCGAAGTCCGTGACGTTGCCTTCGGTCATATTAAGAAAGTGCTGCCGCTGCCACGTGAGATACGGCACCTTGTCGCGCCGCTCGCGCTGGTGGGCGTTGTCGCTTGGAATCCAAAAGTGGGGCTCAACCCAGAAGGTGCCATCGTCCAGCGGGAAGATCAGCACAAACGCAGTGGTGTCGAACGTCGTGGCTAAGTCGAGCCCGGCCCAGCACTCACGCCCGGTGAGATCCACGGGGCAGGGCTCGTTACCCTGCGCCCAATGATCCATCCGCAGCCAGCGTGTGCTTTGCTCCGTCCACTGGTTTAAAAAAAGTTGGCGAAAAACATTTTCATACGTCGGCATCTCTACAGCACGGGCGCACTCGCTCCGCAGGAAGTCCATCTTCACGGACACGCCGAGGTTTGGGTTTGCCTTCTGCCACGTCTCTTCAGACTTCCAGTCGGCCTTGATGTCGGCGGCGTAGATCGCAGGCAGGAAAGTCTCGTCCGTGATCGCTCCGCTCTGCACGGCGAGTGCGTACTGCCATAACTCCCAGCACACTGACTTTCGGTCGTAGCCAGCAGTGGTAAGCGCGACGGTGAGCGGCTGCCGCCGCGCCCCTTGACTCGACAGCATCACCTCCCACATCTCGCGGTTGCTCACGTGGAGCTCGTCAAAGATCACGCCGTGAGCGGATAGGCCATGTTGAATGCCGGCCTCTGCACTCAACGCCTTGTACGTGGCATGCGTTGACTCCCGCACGATGGCATTGCGGTAGACCTTCAAGTGCTTCCGCAGCACCGGCGACTGCTCGACATAGACGCGCGCCATGTCGAACACCAGGCGTGCCTGGTCCCGCGAGGCGGCGCAGGAATAGACCTCACATCCTGGCTCGTCTTCCATGAGCAGCTTCAATGCGATGCCAGCGCACAGACTGCTCTTGCCGTTCTTGCGAGGGATCGCCAGCAGGCTTGTCCGCACAGTACGCTTGCCGCCGGAAGTGCCAAACAATTTTCGCACGTAGTCCTGCTGCCACGGCTCCAGCAGGAACGGCTTGCCGCCGAGCTCGCCCTTTGCGTGCGTCAGGTAGTTGTGGAAGAACTCGACCGCGAAGCAGCTGCTGCAGTTGCCGCAGGGCTTAGCCAGCGAACACGCGAGCGTCCCGGTCGTCCGTTTCCTGCTTTGGCTCTTCGACATGCAGCGATGTCCTAGCTGACGGGTTCAGCCCGAAGTCTTGCTCGAGCTGCCGCATCTGCACGGCAAGCTTGTGGGCAATCGAAACCTCAGGCCGCTGGGCGACGTACTTCACATCGCCCTTGTCGTTCAGGATCGGGTACGTGTCGCCGTCGGCCTTCAGTTTCGCCCGCACTGCAAGCCACCATTCGTACGTGTCGCAATACCTGGCGAGGGCTTCAACGTCTGCCTGCGTCATCACCTTCACGGCCTGGAGCATCGGAAGAAGCTCAGCCCAGCGGGCGGCGGCCACGTGCCCGAGGTACGCCGGCATAGTAATGCCATTGGCCGGCGGTGCGGGCTCGTTGCGGTTTAGAGGGCGGCCCCCTGGATTGCCGCGCAAGACCTTGAGTTGCGTTGGCGTCGGCCTCGGGCCACGTTTTCCCATCGCTTTACCGATCCTTCCAAGTCAAGCCGCAACTGCCCCCAGCTGCGGGCTCGCTTTTTATTGTTGCATTTACGGCACAGGCACTGCGAGTTAGGGAAGACATTACCGGGTGTGCCTTCCTCAGTAAGCGGCACGATATGGTCGTGCTCTGCGTTGCGAGGGTCTGGCCGGCGGGTCTTTGTGTCGATGATGTATTCACGATTGCAGTCAATGCGGCACATCTGGCATACCCAGCCGTCTCGCTCAAGCACCGCACGGCGGGTGCATTGCTCGTCAAACGGCACACCCAAGAGCTTGCATTTTTTCCGCAGCGAAGTTCGCAAAGCACCTGCAGACGCTGAAGCCAGGTGCTTCTTGCTCCAGTTTTTTTGCGGCCTGTCTGATCCCCATCGGTGGTCCCATGCGCATTCACGGCAGCAGTATTTTCGACCGTCTTGCCCTAGTGCTGTTTTGCGTGGCCCCTGTGCTTCTCGTTCAATCTTTTTGCCGCATGCTGGATTTTGGCAGAAGCAATCTGGGAGCCGCATGTGCTCTGTCCTGCATTGCCAGGAGCAGCAACGGCGGCCCTTTGCATGCTCGGATGGCGTCATCGTAAATTCCCTTCCGCATGTTGTATTTGCGCACACGGCTTGAAAACGAGTTCTTTTTGATGCCGTCCGGCATGCAGCAGAGCATGTTTTTTGCTGCTTGCGGTTAGTGCAGAACGAACGCCCGCAATGCTCACAAGTTTTTGCGCGTCGCTGTTTTTTACTGGCTGCTGGTGACATTTCCGCAGCATGCGGGTGGTGTCAAACAGCCGGCCTACCCCCTTGCGATTACTTGCGTAAATGAACGCAGCACAGGCGACCGGGGTTTTTATTCGGCAAAGTTGGGGTGGTTCGACCCACCCTGCCGTCGCGCCGTCGCCGGCTCCGGCCGGTCGGCTGGCTGCGTTTCGGCTCGCGCGGCACGGCAATTTTGCTCGGCTCGCGTCTTTTTTCCGTGGCAGCGCACGCACAGGCACTGCCCATTTGCCACGTCGTATTTCGCACCACCTTCGCTCACTGGCACGACGTGGTCTGCGTGTGCTTCTCTCTTGTCGCCACACACGCGACCGCAGGAGGCACAGGCCCAGGCGGCCCGTGTTAATACGGCAAGCCTCCAAGCCCTGTGTGCCTTGTCAGTGTACCCACGCTGGTATGCGTTGCCCCTCGCACTCTCGTCCCTGCGTCTGCGTTGCAACGCAAGGCGAGGCGGCCGATAGGCGGGCATGCGTTGTGGCATAGGGGGGGGGTCT